ATGGCAGGCGAATACCTGAAAAGCTCTGTACACGTTCATTCCAAATTGTGCGACGGTAAGAACACGCTGGACGAGATTGCGGTCACGGCATGGCGGAACGGTCTGCAAACGCTGGGCTTCAGCGGGCACAGCCACACCCCCTGTGATCTGGAATATTGCATGACCCAGAGCCGTACCGCCCTGTACAAGGCGCAGGTCGCCAAGCTGAAGGAGCGCTACGCCGGCAAGCTGGATATTCTGTGCGGCTTGGAATGGGATCTGTTCAGCGACGATGACCCGACCCAGTACGACTACTGGATCGGCAGCACGCACTATGTCAAGGGGCCCAAGACCGGCAAGTATTATGAGATCGACTGGCGCGAGGAGGATCTGCGCGCCTGCATTGACGACGATTTTGACGGCGATGCGCTGGCCGTGGTTGAGGCATACTTTGCCAATGTGGCCAAGGTTGCCGAGAAGAAGCCCACGATCTTGGGCCACTTCGACCTGATCAAGAAGATCAACGGTGACGGCAAGTTCTTTGATGAGAATGACCCCCGCTACACCGCCGCCGCCAACGCCGCGTTGATGACCGCCGCCCGCAACCGTTGCGTGCTGGAGGTCAACACCTCTGCGGTGTACCGCGGTTTCCGCAAGGATTTCTTCCCGTCCGATGCGATTCTGAAGGAGTGGCTGGTGCTCAGCGGCAATGTCGTCATCACCGCCGACGCCCACGATACCAAGGCGCTGACCTTTGGTTTTGAGGCTGTCGCCGCCAAGCTGAAGGAACTGGGCTACACGAAGGTCCAGGTGCTGGGCAAGGACGGCTTTACCCCCTGTGCGCTGTAAAATAATCCCCGAAAATTTTCCCGCCGCGGTGTAACACTGCGGCGGTTTTTGCGTTTCTTATGGCTGAAGGGCCCAAAACAAAAAACATCTGCGCAAAACGCAGGAGAAAATTCACCGTGAGATCCACAGCGAAATAATTTTCAAAAAAGTTTGCGCGGAGGGGTTGACAACCCCTCCGTATTTTTGTATAATAATACCTGCATTCTGGCGGCAGCCACTGTGGAGAGGTGTCCGAGTGGTTTATGGAACTGGTCTTGAAAACCAGCGATTCGCGCGAGCGGACCATGGGTTCGAATCCCATCCTCTCCGCCATTTTGTGATAACAAGTGAATATATAGAATCACTTTGACTTGTGGAGTAATACTCAAGAGGTCGAAGAGGCGCCCCTGCTAAGGGCGTAGGGTGGGAAACCGCCGCGAGAGTTCAAATCTCTCTTACTCCGCCAAATCAGCCGATATTTAACGCTAACACGTTGAATATCGGCTGATTCTTTTTATGCTTTCCGTTCGTAAACATTCGTAAAAAACGTCCAAAAAACACGGAGAACCTTACTGGGTGTGTACGCCGGTGTGTACTATGGTGTGTACTGCGGTGTGTACAATCTTTGTTCCCCACATAGCATCGTATATTTTTTCATTTCCCGCTGTCACTCCCGCCATTTTCGTTGCCTCGCAAAAACACTCCCGCCTCAACTCGTTCCAAGTTCTCTCCAAGTTTCCTCCAACAAATACCAAAAGCCCCGGCAGGCCGCACGGTTCCTCACCGTACCACCCGCCGGGGCTTTCTCATTGCGTACTACTGCTTGCTCTCATGCTCCACAGCGCACTTGATGATCTCACTCAACAGCTCTGCCCGGCTCTCGCCGTCCTTCACCGTCAAGCCCATCTGGCACGCCAGCTCCACAAGCTCGTCATAGTCCAGCTTCTCCAGCGCATTTTTCCCGCTCTGGCCGCTCGCACCGCCCAGTGCCGCATCAATAACTGTCCCCGCGCCGTCTTTCTCCACAGCAGCCTTGCCAGCCGCCAGCAGCTTCACCAGCTTTTCCGGCACATTCGCACCCATAGCCGCGGCATTTTCCACAATGGAGCCAAGCTCCGTGAAAATATACCATACCAGCACCACCGGCAGGATCACCGCGCTGTAATTGATGCCGATGCTCGGTATGCTCTCCACAGCCATGTGCACCGCCGCATCGGTAATGGCAGCCACCACCACCACAAGAAACATCCCGCCCTTGTGGTAAATGCCCTCTCTGGCAACCTTGCTCGACCACTCGCCGTTCTTGCAGGCGGCAGCACTGCCGCTGATGTAGTCCACCGCCATGCAGGCTACCCACACCAAGGCCAGGCAGCCCACAACGCCAAATGCAGCCGAGTACATCCCGGCCACCGCCGCGATTGCACCCTTGATCGCCAAGAAAATGTTCTCGTTGTTTTCCATGTCGTTTTCCTCCCCGCCTTGTTCGGCGGCCATCGTCAGAATGGTTTCTTCATTTTCGCGGTCAGTCCGCGTACTTTGCGTGGTAATACCTGTCGTTGTCCAGCCCGTACTTCTTCGCCAGCAGGTAGAACTCCATCGCCGCCGCGTTCGGCAGCATCACCGGGTCAAGGCTGATGGTCTGCTTCGTGTGCTCGGCAGGCGCAGCCGGCGTATTCGTGGCATCATACTGCGTCAGGTTGAACTTGTCCACCACTTTCAGCAGGTTTTCCGTGTATGTCGGGCTGGTCGCCCAGCCGTCCTCCCGGATGTACTTGCAGGCCGTGGCAATGTCGGTGCATCCCACAAGGTTCTTGTACCGCTCCATGCCCGTCAGCTTCGCAATGTAGTCCTCCACACAGGCCACCATCGTGTCATACTTGCGGAACGGTGCCGTAATGGTAATGTACTTGCTCCCGTCCCACTCCTTCGTTGCCTTGCTGTACACAGCGCCATTCCAGCCGGACCCCTGCTTGATGCCAAACAGGTTGTTTGCCTGCACGGCCAGTTCGCTTGTGCCGTAGGCGCTCTCCAAACAGGCTTGTGCAATGCACAGGCTCGGCAGCAGCTTTGCCGTCTGACACCGGCTCTGGCATTTTTCAACCATGATCTTGATAAACTGCTCCTGCGCCGTCTGCCCGCCACTCGTCTGCTCACCGGCCAGCCGCGCCGTCACCGTCTTGGCGATCTCCGCAAACTTCGATTTCAGGTACGGCCCGGGGCAGGCGGTAGCGGTGTAAAAGCAGTGCATTGTCAGGCTGCCGTTTTTGTCGCCGGTGTATTCCAGCTTCGTCATGCCGTTGCGGCGGCAAATATCAGTGCACAGATCCAGCAGCGCGGCCATGCTCTTGTCACTCACATGCCAGTTCGGCGCACCGCCGTCGTTCGCCACCTCAATCGTCACCGCCCTGTGGTCATTCCACGGGCTGGACGAACACCAGCTGCGGTTTGCCTCATCGCAGTACAGCCCGATGTTGCCGTTTTTGTCAATGGCGTAGTTGGCGCTCATCTGCCTGCTCGGCTTTGCCACCAGCGCACCAAACTGCGGCAGCGTCAGGCTGCCCGCCATGTGGTGGATTGTGATCTTGCTGATCTTCTGGTTTCTCGGCGCGTTGCAGTTGGGGGACAGCTGCGTATAGCTCACCAATCCGCTGTTACTCATCGTCATCACCGCCCTTTCCGCTGCTAAGTTCCTGTTCCATTTCCTCGGTCAGCTCCATGCTTTCGTTTTCGTTCATTCCGTTCAACCCCTTTCGTGTCAAACCTACAAATCAAAAATATCCCCGCACAGCTCCCGGCTCATGTCGTCCGCCTGCGCGGTCTGTTCCTCCGTAGGATCATAGCCGCCCAGCTGGTGGATCACATCATGCTGCACGCGGATGATCTCGCTTTGCAGCTCCACCACCGCGCACAGCTTTTCGATCACTGTCGCCTCGGCCATAAGGCAGTTGTCCATATTCTTCACCTACGATGTTCAATGTTATCTCGTTGAGCCGCCAGCGCAGCGCACCGCTGTTCGTGTGGTCCATCATGCCGCGTATGCTTGCCACCCGCCGTTTGTACTCCGCCGCAGTAATAACACCGTCCCGCACATTCTCGCTGATCTTGCGTACCTCGCGCTTCATCCGCCGTGCCGTGCTTTTGCGCAGTACCGCGTGCGTTGCCCAAACCCGCTGCCCCACAAACTCAATGCCCATGCTCACTGGCCGTATGCAGGTCTTGGCGTTCAGGTCAAGGTGCAGCATCTCGCTCAAAAATGCCGCAATCGCCGCATGGCACTGCTTCAGATGTTCCTTGTCCGGCCCCAGCACCAGTATGTCGTCCATGTAGCGGATGTAGCAGTGCAGCTTCAAGACATGCTTGCAATACTGGTCCAGCTCGTTCAACACAATGTTCGCAAACATCTGCGACAGCAGGTTGCCTATCGGCATCCCCACGTTGTACAGCCAGCTTTCAAACGCCACGTCCTCCGGCTTCTTGCCCGGTGGCAGTCCAAACGGCTCGTTCGGATTATTGATCACCCGTTCCAGCAGGGTCATAACATCCGGGTCCGTGATCCGCCTGCCCAGTATTTCCAGCAGCACCGCATGATCCACGCGGTAGAAGTATTTGCTTATGTCCAGCTTCAGGTAGTACCAATCCGGGTATATGCTTCGGTCTATCTGCCGCAGCCAGTATTGCAGCCGCCCAACAGCCTTGTGGCTCCCTTTGCCTACGCGGCAAGCGTAGCTGTCTGTAATAAATGTGCGGTCAAAATACGGGTTCAGCAGTTGGTACACGCTCCACTGTACAATGCGGTCACGGTAGGACAGCGCCATCACAAGCCGTTTCTTCGGCACTTGCACCCACAAATGCCGGTAGCCGCCCGTGCGGTAGGTGCCGGCCCTCACATCCCGCTGTATGTCCAGCAGGTTGCCGTCAAGATTCTGGTGGAAATACCGCACTTCCTCGCGGTATCTCTTTCCCTTGCGTGCGTTGCGGTTTGCCCGTTCCAGCCACGCAAAGTCCGTCATAACAGCAAAGGCACCCGGCCCAATGACCGTGTGCCCATCTTCTGCCCGTGCCAGCGCTACCGGCTCTCCGAGCTTCTTACTCATAAATTTTTACTTCTCGCTCCGCCCGGTGTCGCATCTCTGCTTCCCGGGCAATTCACATTTTTTCCCGGCTCTCCACCAGGAACGGAAATGCGCTCCTTTAAGTTCACACACCGACTGCCGCTCGTAAGCCGCAGCCCTCTTATCCGGCGTAAACCTCCGCCACCTTGCGTGTGTTTGATCGTAAAGCGCAGCGCCCGCCAATATTCCAGTTGGTATTCGAGCGCGGGTTGTTCAGGTTCAAGTTGAACACGCCCGCATTGCCGCCATTGTTCCAGTTGCCGCCGCGATTCGGGCACCGCCGTAAAATAGCACATTCCCGGTTTATGAAAAACATCCGCTTACTGTTTCAGCGTTTTCAAATAGCCGCCCAGTAACCGTCCGATTTCATCGTTCATTTTCGCCCACACTTCCCGCTGGTGCATGGTAAGGGGCGGTTGCATTTTATCACCGTAGAAATCCTTATCACTTGCCATCACTACCAGCTCGCGCAGCCATGCCAGCTCAACGTCCAGCGTTTGTGTGGTCGTTTTCTTGTAGCACTTCTTATCTAACTCAACCGTCATTCTGTACATGCTGATCATGGTGCGGCGCATTTCATCGGCAAGCTCTTTGCTTTTCCGTGGGAACGTCATTGTCAGCTTATATCCATAATGCAGCATTTCTTTGGTTTTCTCGCGCAGCCAAAACGGTTGGTATTGTGCTTCGCCAGCCGCCCGCTGGGGCGGCACCTCGGCATTTCTCGGCACAGTCAACACCTCCTGTAAAATTCGGCGCGGCTCAAAGCCGCGCGGGGTTTGTGTCTGCGCTATCGCGCAGACCCCAGCGCATCAGGGTCCAGCTTACTGCTTTACAAAAGCGCAGCCCCCGCCAAAAGCCCAGTAGGCAGCCGAGCGCGGGTAGGCCAGGCTCAAGTAGAACACGCCCGCACCGCCGCCATCGCCCCAGCCGCCGCCGCGACCCGGGCACCGCTCATCCGCGCCGTTGTTGAAGTAGAAGTAGTCACCGCCGTAGGTTGCATCAATGCCGGTGCCCGTCAGCGCGGTGTCCGGCATCAGCGCAAGGCTCATAAGCAGCAGCTTTGCGGCATCGACTACGGTAGAATCCGCGGTAACATCCTTGAAGCTGCAACCGCGTCCCTCGTCCTTGCGGTCCGTCATGTTGGCGCTCCACACGCCCTTGTTGCTGATAAAGTCCAGCTTGACGGAACCCTCGGTAGTGCCGTTCCCGTCCGGGGTAATCAGGGTTCCGTCGCTTGCCTTGATGGCTTTCCATGCGGCAGAACTTGCGCTCGAATCGCAGGAGCTGTCTGCGGCATTGTTGTCCGCAATGATCTGCAACTCGCCCTTGACCAGACGCAGCCCAAGCACCCACTCCCAGACGTTGCCGTTCATGTCAAAAATACCGTCCATCTGGCCGTTGTGGCTCCAAGTGATCGGACCGGTGCCGGTCAGCACACGGGCGGTCTTGTTGTTGTCCTGCACACCCGGCGCAGGAATGGCGATGTACCCGCTCTCGCTGGTATCCTTGCCGTAGTTGTTGTTGCCCTTCGGCTCGCAGCCGTTCTTGTGGCACCACAGCGCAATGGCGGCCCACTCGGCGTTGGTCGTCTCATGCCAGCCCGCGCCCTTGGCGGCGGCCTGCTGGCGGAACTGGTCGTAGTTCTGGCTGTTGGCGGGGTCCTGTGCGGGCAGGCTGTAGGCGCGGCCATTGTAGTGCTTCGTCTGGTACTTGCCCATGTAGAAGCCTGCAATCTCCTTGCCGTTCATGCGGAACGCCGGGTGCACGCTGGTATCGCTGGTCGAAAGCACATCACACAGGCGGAACGCCGGGATGTACACCATGATGGACGGCTCGTCCTTGTCGTCCATCAGCACATCATTGGTGGGGAACACGGCCTGCACGGCCATGCGCATTGCATCAAAGTTGTTTGCCATACTTCATTCCTCCTTAAAATTCGCCGTCCAGCTGGTTGATGTAAATGCCGTCAATGGCAAACAGGTCAAGCTCGACCTTGCTCATGTCCAGCGGCAGGCGGCGTGTCACAGTCCTGGTCTGCTTTGCGGCCATCGTTGCAGGCTCGGCGTCCTGCCCCTGCTGCTCGTCCTCGGTCACGCCTGCTTCCTCGGCGGCGGCCTGCTCGTCCGCCGGGGTGGTATCTTCGGCTGCTTCCTCGGTGCTGTCCTTTGCGTCCTCGTCCTCAACCTCCACGGTTTCGGTTTCGTAGGCAGGCAGGCGGATTTCCGCCACATAGGCACGCAGGCTGTCAAAAGCGTTCATCAGCAGGTTGCCCTCGCCGTCTGTCATAAAGTCCAGCGTAACGGGGTAGTCCTTCTGGTACTTCTGCAAGTCCAGCGCAATGCGCCCGCCGTCCAGCGTCAGCACGGTTTTCTTCACAGCGTAGGCGATCTTCTTGCCCTCGTTCAGTTCGGTAACTTTCATCACTTCATACCTCCCGTAATTTTCAAAGTCAGCACCACGGTCTTGGCGCTGCCGTCGTGGCGGACCTTAAAGCTGTTCGTGCCCTTGCCGCTCACGGTAATGTCGCCCAGCCGTCCGTCTGCCACGCTCTTAACATACACGTCCACCGTGTAGTTGGTGTTCTTGCGCACGGTAGTCAGGATCACGTTCTTGTCATCGTTGCAAAACGGCCACGGGTTGCTGTTGGCGGTCAGGGTCACTTCCTTCACCTCTGCCGCTGTCTCGCTTTCCAGCGCCGTCAACCGCCCGTCCTGCGCCGTGTCCTTCGCCTTGATCCCGGCAATGTCGGTGGTGTGGGTCCCGCTGGTGCCCTCAATGGCGGCAAGCCTGCGTTCGATCCACCGCGCAAAGATCATCACGATCTTGTGCGCAAGGTTCGCATCCTCAATGCCTACCTCCATTTTGTTGAAGTGTGCCTGGTCCAGCGGCGTGCCCTCCTGGATCACCTCGCCGCCCTGGTCCTCTACATGGTCCAGCCAGAATGTGCGTTCATACATAGTCGTTCACCTCTCTTTCATCTCGTTGCCGCCTGCGCTTCCGTCAGCGGGAACACAAACCGCAAAAGCGCCGCGTTCACGCTCGTCCGTTTCACGCTCACGGCCTGCTGTCCTGCCAGCTTGTCGTTGTTGTCGTACACCCGCACGCCGGTAATGGTGTCCGCCGCGCCGGAGCTCGGCACGCTCACAAATACCACCACCGCATTGCCGGTCACGGCCTTACTGTTGATCTCGCCGTCCTGCCAGCCGCCGCCGTTGATCTGGTACTGGAACCGCCGCACGCTGCGCAGCAGGTCAGCCCGTCTCGCATTCAGGAAATCCTCGGTAAAAAATGCCATCTTCTTGCCCCTCCTTTCCCGTTACGATTTTTTCACCACGGTATGTCCGCAGCGCCTCTGGCCGCTTCGTACCGGGTTGACTTTGTAAGCGCCCACTTCCGGGGCGATCTCTGTGCCGCTCTGTCCGGCATAGCCAATCGTTGCAATGCGCGGCACCGTGCCGCTCCTGTCTCCCGCACCCGCCTCCGGGTTTGCGGCAAGGTAAGCACCCGCCGCAGGCTCCACGGCCAGCGCGGCACCTTCTGTGCGGCCCAGCGTGGCAGGGTAGGGCAGTGTACCGCAAAGCGGTATCTCCGCCGCAAAGGTGTCCGCTGCCGGTGTCAGCACCAGCCCTGCGCCCTCGGTTCTGCCCAGCGTGGCGCGGTGCGGCCATGTGCCGCAGCGGATCATCCCGCACCGCGGCACATCGTATTTGTACGCTTCGTATACCGCTCCAATTTGTATACCGTGGCGGACCATAAAGCTGATGCTGTCCAGGTGGGCGCTCTCCCGCTTGTACAGCATCACATTGTTTTCTATCACTTCCACCTGCGCGGTAACGGTTGGGTCTGTCACATTGCACACCACGCGGAACCGCCCCGGCTCTCCGCCGTAGTCAAACCATTCCTCAATGCCGCTGTCCGGCCATACGTCGCTAAGCGCCTTTTTGGCGCTCCATGCTGTACCCATGTACCGGCGCACCGCCATGCAGCTGCGGATAATGCTGCGCTTGATCTCTACCGGGTAGGTGGTATCGTACCAGTCCACTTTCCAGCTTACGGCCAGTGCATCCAGCACCATTTCCGGGCATGTGTCCAGCGCGGTGTATATCTGGCTGTCCTGCGCGTATTCCAGCAGCAGTCCGCGCATCCGCCACTCGGCGTAGGCCAGCGCCTGCGCCCACGGCTGCGCCGCCAGCGTTGCCGGTATCGCGTCCGTCAGCTTCGCTTGCCGCAGACTAATCATCTTCCAGCCCTCCGTAGTTCACGGTTTCGCTGTCGCACCGTGCAATGGCTGCCGCGCTCACCACGGTATCCGCCGGGGCTTTCAGTTTCACCCTCTTGGCCCCAGCACCGCGCACAGCGGCAATCAGCTCCGTCGGGTTAATATCCCGGCCAAGTTTGCGCTGCCATGCCTTGTAGCTTGCCACTGCGCCCGTCACGGCTTCCTGTATGGCGGCCACGTTGTTGCGGTCACTGCTGGCAATGTAGTATGTCAGGTCAATGCCGTACCCGATCTCCGCCGGGGCCTTGCACACGACCTTGTCTGTCAGCGGGCGCTTCACCTTGTCCTCGTCGGCAAAGTATGCCTGCATCTCTTTCAGCTCGGTGCTCGTCGGCAGTCTGCCGTCGTCGCCCAGCAAAAAGTAAATGTCCACCTCGCACGGCTCCGGGCTGTCGATCTTCACATCCGCCACATCGTTGCGCCACGCCTTGGCGTAGTACACATAAGCGTCCGCAGGTCCCGCGCAGCTGAACACAGAAGGTGCCAAAAACACCCGCTCGCTCAACGCATCGTCGTCCTCCGTGTCGGTGCCGCCGTGGCTGGCCTCAATATTAGTCACGCTCTCCATGTAGGGGATGGGGTCAACCAGCGTGTTGATCGCGCCGGTTTCTATCCCGTTGCTCTCGGCTCCCGCCTCCTGCGCCTGTGCCAGCACGTCCGCTGTCAACTCTCCGGCTTTCACCTCGGCATAGTCCAGCGTATTAAAGTACAGGCTGTTTTCGGTGCGCACCCGCGTTCCGGCTGGTATGCCCACAGCGTTGTTTCTCGTGTCCGCCAGCGTAAACCGCAGCGTCACCGTCGCTCTGTCGGCAGGCTTGCGCACAACGCCCAGGTTCGCCGCCAGCTGGTCCAGATAGTTGCCATAGCTCGTTGCCAGCAGCTCACCGTTGCCCTTGTCCTGTATGTACTGCAATGTCTGCCCGCCCAGCATGGCAATGGCATATTGCAGCAGCTTTTCCGGCGCGGCGTCCCCCAGCACCGGGGCTGTGCCGGTCAGCTCCTTGTACTTCTCGTTGTACCAGTCGCTTACCATCTGCTTTACTTCGTCCAGCGTCAGGTATCCGATAAAGCTCACTTCCGGCGCGTTCGCCAGTTCTGCGATCTTAGACAATTTCTACCACCACCTTCGGTATCAAGATTCCCTCGGCTAAATTGCTTTCGTTCCAATCCACCCGCAGTACCCGTGCCCTCGGCTCATACCGCGCTGTTTTCGCCACAAACTCGGCAGCCATCAACGCTTTGGCACTGCTCATGGGCAGGCCCAGCGGTTCCCGGTCTATGCCAAAATCCCGGTCAAGCGCCTGCTCTCCCGGATGTGCGCTGTACAGCATCTTCAAGCACCGCTGCACATCGGCGGCGGTGCTGTCGTCGGCCCGGCCCGCCTGCAAAATGATCTCTGTGTTTTCGGTGTCGATCATAAGTATTCCTCCAACTCCACGCTCACCTTGCACTCGATCAGCGCCCCGCCGTGCAGCACCGCGCCCCACTCGTCGCTAAGGCTCGTGATCTTAAACGGGTTGTCTGCCATCGGCTGGCCGCCCAGCACAAAGTAGTAGGCGTTGGCGCTCTCCGCCATCTGCTGCAACTGGTTCAGCGTCCGGCGCGGCGGCACGCCGTCCTGCGCCCGCAGCGTCATGTCAAACCTGTAGGTCTTGCATTTCGGTCCCACCCACTCGCTGCGTACCTTTCCGTGTACAACGTCATGGCTACCCCAATCGCTGCCGCTGGTTCCGCTGATCCCTGTCGGTGTCAGTACGCGGTTGCTGCTTACGCTAAAAACCACGTTGCCCAGTGTTCCGATCATCCTGCCGCCTCCTTACTTCTCCGGCTCACCCTGCCCGCCGTCCTTGTGCTTGTGGTGTACCAGGCTTATGCCGTCCACCTTCACATCTCCGGCGGCACCATCCACCGTCACGTTCGGCGCGCTCACGCTCACATCGCCGCCGCTGCTTATGGTTATGGCCGCGCCGCCCACCGTCAGCGTCACATTGCCGTTCACGGTCTGCGTCACATCGCCCTCAATGCTCTGCGTCACATTTCCCGTCAGGGTTTGCGTTGTGTCGCCGGTTACTTCCTGCGTTATGTCCCCGGTCACTGTATGCTTTACATCTCCTGTCACTTCACGCTCAACATTCGCTTCCACCGTCACCTTCCAATCTGCGCTTACCTTTTCGGTCAGCTTCGCATTGTAGTACCGCTGTATCACGCCGTTGTAGCTCTCTGTGTCCGCGCCGTCCACCTTCAACCGCCTTGCGGCAAGGCATTTTTCAAAGTAGGCTCCCGTGATCTCCACCGTGCCCTTGCCGCCCACCGTCATGGTGTAGTCCGTGCCGCACTCCACGTTGTACATCGTGCCCGCTGTCACGCTGGCATAAGTCGTTGCTTGCAGGTCCACCGCCGCACCGGCGGTTATTCCTACGCCGCTGGCTGCGGTAATGCCCACGCTGGCCCCGGTGCTGCGCAGCGTCATAGCGCCGCCGCTCCTGGCCGTGTAAGCTCCCTTGCACTCGTCATAGATCACGCCGTTGGAATTGCGCCCGGTTTTCGTGCGGCAATACTGCGTGTACTCACCGGTGTTGGCGTCGTACCGCTCGTAGCTGTCTCCGTTCACCCGGCCATATTCCTTGCGGTACAATCCCTTGTACCCCTCGGCAGGCTTGTTGCTTGCGTTCCAGACCGTTCCCAGTGTTGCACCCGCCACGGTTCCGTTGCCGTTCATCGTGACGCTCACCGTCTGCCCGATCTCCGGCATTTTGTATTCGCCGTTAGATTGCGCATTGATGGTGCAGCTCACGCTTCCTCGGTCCGCAAACACCACCTCGTATGTGCCGTGCTTGTAGTCGATGCTGCTTACCCGGCCTGTCCGCACCTGCGGTGCCGTTGCCATCCTGCATCACCTCACTTGATGTACTTTGCGTCCACCCAACCCGTTACGTTCTTGCCCACCGGCAGCTTGCCGCATCGTGCTGCCGTGTTCGTTATGCGGTAGCGCCCTGCCACAAGGATTCCGTCGTACAGGTAATAGGTGCCGCTCACCGTGTTGCTCTTGGTCTTTGCCACGCTCGTGTAATACAGCGGGCAGTTTTTAAGGCTCACGGCGCGTCCGCCGGTTCCGGCTGTCGTTCCCGCACTGGCCGCTGCCGTTGTGCTGGCGGCGCTTGCCGCAGGCTTCGTCGTCTCGTAGGTGCTGTCGTACTTCGTGGCCGTTTCGCTGGCGCTCTTTTCGTGTATCTTTATGCTGCCGCCCACCTGCCACGCATAAAACGGGTCGTCAATACCGCTGGCCTCTATCTTGCAGCTGAATCCGTTGCGGTCAATCGTCCGCGTGGTTTTGTCCACAAAATACTTGCCGTCGATCTTCGGCCCAAATCCCTCGATCCGCACGTTGTTCCCGGCAAAGATGATAAAGTTGCCACCAATGGTAAAGCTGATCTTCCGGCTGCCGTGGTTGGCATCGTTCAAGGCTGCCACCAGCTGCGCCGCGGCATCCGCCACGCTGCTCGCATACTGGTTCAGGCTCTTGGTGCGTTTTCCGCCGCCCACGCTGGCCGTAATGTCTATGTCCTTGTCCTGGTCGGTGTAGGCAAATGTGCCGCCGGTGTAGGTCCCGGCCAGCGTCTCTGTGTAGGTAAAGCTGCCCGGCTTCATGGCCGTGCGCGGCACATCCTGCACGGCACGCTTTCCCTTGTACCGTTCTCGGTCATATACCCACAGCTTGTTTGCGTACACCTTCAGCACAAGTCCATAGTCCTTGCACAGCTTTTGGTAAAACTCGCTGTCGCTTTCGTTCTGCTCGCGCTTTTCAATGTCGTGGTCGTCCCCGTCATAGGCAAACCCCAGCCCGTACCGCCCGGCAATCGTCGCGCCGATGCGCTGTATGCTGGTATTCTTCCATATATCAGTCCGTTCCTGCTCGCTGAAATCCGTCTGTGCAGGCTTGCTCACGCCGCCCAAGGACAGCCTTCCCGGCGCGTCGCCGTACTGCACATCGTCCAGTACGAACAGGCCGCAGTCCATATCCCAGCGGTCATTTTCAAGGTTCCAGTCAAGCCCCGTCACCTTCGGGTGCAGCGTTGCGCCCTGCTGCGGCCACCAGCTGTTAAGCCACTTTTCGTCCCGTGCGTTTACCTTAATGTCCACGCTGTCGCAGGTATCGCTTGCGCAGTCCGTGTAGGTCAGGCTCTCCACGTCCGGCCCGATCTCATCGCTCACCGGCGTGCTGTTGTACCAAAGGCTGATCTCGGTGCGCCTTGCCTTTACGCTCGTTGCCATTTGCTATCCCTCAAATTTCCACGGCGGCAAAAAGCCGCTCTTTTCCTCCGGCAGGGCAGGGGTGGCAAGCACCACCCCTGCATCAAAGCGGAAAACGTTGATCTTCGTTGGGTTCTGTTGCATCAGGTAGTCGGCATACCGCTCCGCGCCGTACACCGTCTTGGCAATGCTGTCCCATGTGTCGCCGCTGATCGTCGTATAGCTCACACTCTCCGCCTCCTTACCTTGCGTAGGCCGTGCGCTGCTGCTTGCGCATCATCTCGTTGAACCACTGTTCAAACTGGTCCTTCGCGTCCGTCATGGCGCTCATCATCACGTTGTAGTCTGCGTTGCCCTGTATCGTGATGTTCGGGCTGAACGTAAAGCTTCCGCCGCCCACCGCCGTGGTTCCGCCGGGTGCAGGGGAGCCGCCGCCAATGTCGGCCACCTCCACGCGGTCCGTCGTCAGACTTCCCGCGCCGGCCACGCTGGCCGCCTGCACCGGGTCAACGCCCAGCATTTGTCCGGCCTTCTGCCAGTTCGCAATGTTGGCGCTGCGCACGCTCGGGTCAAAGCTGATTACTGCCTCCGTGCCCGCCTCACCGGCAATGCTCACGCCGTCGGTAAAGCCGCCCTTTGCCAGCATGGGTATCTCGTTCATGTGTAGGCTGAATGTTCCGCCTCCGCCGGGCAGCCAGTCCGGGATGGTAACGCCTCCGCCCACAATGGAGTTGATTCCGCGGATCGCGCCGTTGATCACTCCGATCACCGCATTGATGGGAACCTTGCACAGCTCCACCAGCGCCGAAAAAGCGTTGCCAAAGATAGACTTCACGCCTTCCCATGCCTGCGTCCAGTTCCCGGTAAACACTCCCGTGATAAATTGGATCAGCCCGTCAAACACGCCCTGCAAGCTCATCACCACGTTGGAGATGTTCGCAAAAATCTGCGATACTGCCGCAATGATGGGCGGTGCCACCGTTGCCACCACATTGACCAGCACCATCACAATGTTTTCAATAACGGGTAGGATCGTCTGGATTGCGTTTCCGATCAGCGTTGCCACATTCATCACCGCCGTGCCGATGTTCGTCACCAGCGGCCCGATCTGCGGCGCTATCGCGTTAAAGGCGTTCAGCAATCCCGGCAGCAGCGTTGTGCTCACCCAGCCAAACACCTTCTCAAACATCGGCTTTACGGTCTGCGTGCCAAAGTTCACGATCTGCTGGAACACACCGATCACGCTCTGCCCAATGCTTACGATGTTGTCAAAGCCCGTTCCCGCGTTCTCGCCGAACATCCCCACAATCGCCGTGCGCACGCTCGCCAGATTCTCCGGGCTGAATATCCCAACGATCCTGTCCTTCACCGTCGTTATGGTATTCAAAAATCCGTCAAACACCGCAACGCCGTTCTCGCCAAACACATTTCCAATGATGCCGCGTATATCGTCCAAGTGGTCGCCCAGTATGCTCACCGCCGCCACAATGGACCCGATCACCGCCACCACCGGCAGCGCCGCCGAGGCAATCCCGCCGAACGCACTGGCAAACGGGGCCACTGCCTGTACAAGTCCCGCTGCGCCGTTTGTTATCATGCCGCCAGCGCCGGCAAGCATCTGCTTTCCGGCAGCTGCCAGCGCTGCTCCTGTGCCTTGTCCGGGGTTTGCAGGTGCTCCCGGCAAGCCTACCGCCGCGTTGATGAACTGGCCTATACCGCTTATTCCTGCAACGGCACCGTTCGCCATGCCGCCTGCCAAATTCCACTGCGACTTTGCAAATCCTTTTGCGCTCGTGCCTACGCCGCCAAGGTAGTTTCCTACGCCGCCTGCCACAGCCCCCACAGTGCCCATCACTTTCTGTACAATCTGGTTCTGCGCAATAGACTGCCGCATCGTCGGCATGTAGTTCAAAAGCCCCGGCGTCATGGCCGCCTGCTGCAAAAGCTCCTCGTTGTTTCCTCCGGCAATTTTGTTTTTCAGCAAGGCCCACAGCGTTCCTACGCCCGCTCCGCTCGTGTTTCCCGTCGCTGTCACAAAGTTTTGCGCGTTCGTCACTGCGCTTCCCGCGTTCGCCACGCCGCCCGTGATCCGGCCCAGCAGTGCCGATCCGATGCTCTGCTTGCCGGTTCCCGTCGGGTTTCCGGCCACAACGTTTATGGCGCTGCCCAGCATCCCGGCTCCGCCCTTCACCACACCGCTCACGCCCTTGGCGGCCATCTCGGCCTGCGGTGCAATGCTCATGGCAGCAAACGCCCCGGCCACACCGGCCAGTATCTTTGCCACCTTCTCGCCGTTCTGGTTCAGGTAGTCAAGCCCCTGCTGGATGTATGGCATAGCGCTTTGCAGGGCATCGCCCAGCACCGTCACGCCCTTCGTTGCAATGTCGGCCAGCGTGCTTGCAAGCGTTTGCAGCTGCGGAAGGTTGTGCCGGATTCCGTTCATCACGTCAATGGCAAGTAGGCTGAACTGCTTTTTCACCGGCAAAAACTCATCACCAATGTCCTGCATCAGCGCCGTTTTTGCGTTTGCCATCATAGCGCCAATGCTTTTGCTTGTACTCGCGTTGATGATGAACTCGCGCTCCATGCTGCCCATGTATTTTCCCGGGTCCTGCACTTCGCCCAGCGTCTTGTCCAGCAAGTCAAGGTTGCTTGTTATTTTCGCGCCGCCCTCAATGGCCCATTGGTTAAACAGCGTATTTAGCGTTGCAACCTTCTTGTCCTTCGGCAGTGCGTTTATGGCGGCAAACACCTGCCGCAGCGTACCCGTACCGTCCTCCTGCATGGATGCAGCAACATCTTCCGCATCAAATCCCAGCGCAGCCCACGCTTCCTTTTGCTTCTTCGTGGCGCTCGAACCCTTGCTTATGTTCGTGTAAATGCGGGAAACCGTCGTGCCCACTCTCTCGTCAGCAACGCCGCTTGCCTGCATAGCCGTTACAATGGCCGCCGTCACCTCCGGGGCAACGCCCGCCATCTGGCCGAGGGATGCCGACTGGTTCACGCTGTTTGCGATTGCCGCAGCTGTCGTTGCGTTGTTCGCGCCCAGATAGTTTATCTGGTTCATCAGCCGCATAACGTCGTCGTGGTCGTAGTGTACCGCGTTGCCGTTCTCGTCCGTAACGGCCCGCCCGTTCGCGTCCGTCTTTGTAAACGCCTGTTCCCACTTCGCCATGTACTCGCCCGCGGTCTGGTCGTCCAAGTCCATGGCCGTTGCGGCTACGGCGGCATCGCGCAAAAGGCTTGTGTTCAGCTGCTCGTCAACGCCCTTTCCGCTCTGGCCCAGTGCGGCGCTTATGGTCGTCAGGTTTTCGGTGTCACGCGGTATCTCTGTGCTAAGGTCTTGAATGTACCGTGCCAGCTCGTCGCGGTTTTGCTTGAACGTCTTGCCGTTCTCGGCCATCGCATCGCTCACATTGCCCATGCTGTCTGCAAGGCCGTCCACATAGCGCACCACCGGCGCCATCTGGCTTTCAAACTTTTCGGCTTCCGTCGTGCAGTCCGCAATGCCCTTCACCGTAGCGGCCAGCCCAACGCCCATGACCGCCAGCCCAACGCGGCCAATAGTTCCCAGCGTTGTGCTCAACGTGCTTACCTGCTTCTGCGCCTGGCTGATCGCTGCCTGCAAGCTCGGGTCAACCTTGCCCGCAATCCTGATCGCAAGCTCTAATTCCGTAGTCTTTGCCATTCTGCCGCCACCTCATTGTTGATCTCTATAAAATCCCGTACCGGCAGTTTCAAGTAAAACTCAATGCTTGTCATCGTGGCCCCGGCAAGGCGCACCGCGCATTTGCGCAGTCCCTTGCCGCCGCCCTTTACTCGAAAAAACGGTTGCTGTTCATTGCGTTCTTGATGTGCGTCGCTTCCGCAAGGGGCATCCCGGTAAAGAACTCCTTGTCCATGCCGCTGGCGCGTGCCGCCATAAGGCAGCAGTACAGGTAGTCCAGCGCCGGTTCTGCGGCCACATGGCCCGCAGCGGCAAGCTCGTTCTCCGCCTGCGCCATATCCAGCGCAGTCAACTCCGCTGCGCCGCTCATGTCCACTTCCTTGTAGGTCTTGCCCTTGTAGGTGTACGGTGCTTTCAGCTTCAGCACCATGCCCGTGTCCTCGTCGGCGTCGCTCGTCATAAACTCGGTAAAGGTACCGCGCACCTTGCGGGCCGCGCTCACCGGCAGCAGTTCAAAAAATTCAATGGGCAGTCCCGCCGCCTTGGCGCACAGTCTTGCAATGTAGGCCGTGCTTCTCTCCGGCAGGATCACCGCGCCCGGCTGGCCCGTCAGTGCCAGCTGTGCGTCAATGGCATCCTGCACCGTCAGCTTGTCAAGGCCGCTCAAGTCAATTTCGCCGTACTCCGTGCCCTCAAACACATAGGGCTTTGCCAGCTTGATAATGTCCATCGTCTTGTCCTTTCTGCTCAAAAAAGCCGCCCATCTCTGGGCGGCCCTGCCTGTTTTACTATAACCACCCTGCGCACCTCACGCAGGGCACCTAACCCACCCACACAAAATCCCTTGCCTCCTCCGCCGCAGCGGGGGAGGTGCCGCCCGCAGGCGGCGGAGGGAGCGCCCCTAAGCCTCCCCCTTTGGGGGAAGGTGGCCCCGCAGGGCCGGATGAGGGGCAGCCTCGCCTTTACCTTCCGTTCATCCCGTCATGTATCAGGTCAGCGCGGAAATTCCGGCCAGCATATCGCTGCCGTTCACCTTGTACACGCCGTTCAGCTTGTCCACCTCAACGACCTGCTCACCATCCACTTCGATCATGTAGTAGGTCAGCTCCAGCGTGGTCTCAGCGTCCATCGCGTCGCCCTTCTTCACGGTGCCGGGGTTAAACTCCTTCACGCGCCCGCCCATCACAATGCGCAGGCCCTTAAAGGCATAGCCGCCGGTCTTGTCGTACACCTGCTGGGCCGCACGCAGCGTCAGGTTCACCGTGTTCAGCGGGTTCATCAGGTCCGTTGCGCTGGAATACAGCGTGTTGAATTTCAGCTTGGCTTCCAGGCTTTCAAACTGCCCAATGGTCGGGCTGTCGATCTCGCCGCCAACACCAACACCCTCAATGGTGCTGGTTTTCATCTTGATGCTGGGCAGCTCCACCTCGGCGGCAAGGCCGATCATCTTGTTGCCGTCCTGGTAAACGTTGTAGTCGTTTACCTTTTCGGGGATGTAGTTGTTAGAAATCATCGTTCTTTACCTCCTTGCCATCAGCCGCCCAGCGCATCAGCCAGTGCGTCAGGGTCAAACTCGATCACATCGTCGATCTCCTCCGCCGGGGTAAACGGTGTCATGCTCTGGCGGAACACGATCTTTCCGTTCAGCAGGTCGGTGGTGGGGTTGTCGGCATCCATAAACGCAATGCTGTATGCAGCACAGATCCCGCGGGAAACAAAGCTGTTGCCACGGATGTTCTCGCTGTCAACAATGCTCTCGATCAGGCGGCGGTTCATCACCTGGCCGATCTTCGGCGTGTAGGTCAGAATGAACGTGTTCGCTGCCCAGTTCATAAACCGGCGGATGTTGATCCAGCGGTCCTTGGGGTCGGTGTTGCCGGGGTAGGCGGCAGTGTTAGAGCCCCAGCACCGCCAGCCGTTCAGGTTCAGGAAGGTGCCGACACCTGCGCCGTTCAGCACGTTGGCCTGCTCCTGGTCAAGGTAGACCTCCGTGCCGTCGGCAAGGCACGCAGCGCTGATCGCAACAGCCTTGTTATCCACGCTCATGTTGGGCACATCGTCGTTGCTGGCATCCTGATACGCCATCTCTGCGGCCACAATGGCGCTGCCGCTGTACACCTTCGTGCCAACCTTGGCGCAGGGCCACACGGCATAGCAGTTTGCGCCGTTCAGCCCGCTTGCTTCCTTCTTGGTCTTGACGTCGGTGTACACCTTGGCACCGCTCGTTCCGCTGTCCACGTCACACACGCAGATGCAGCGGAAACTTCCGTTGATGCCCGTTGTCTTTGCCTGCAAGGCAGCGGCCACAGTGGCATCCTTACTAAAGCCGGGTGCCAGCAGGATGCCCGGCGTCATGCCCAGCTTCGGGTAGACCTGCTGCACCACTTCAAGGCCGCTCACCTTGCCGGTGGCCGTGTCAACGCCGCCCACAATGTCGGTGGCAGTAACCTTGCTGGGGTCCAGCTTCTTGCCACTCACAGTCAGGGTGGTCGCCGTCTTGCTGCCGATCAGGGCGATCATCAGGTTGCCCTCATCGTCAAAGCTCGCGGTGTAGTCCTCACCGGCCTTCAGCACGGCAGAGGCATCACCCTTGACGGTCAGACCGTCCAGCAGCATGCCCTTCTCCTCCACAACTGCGATCTTGTTGTTGACCTGCGCCGTCTTTTCGGTCACGGCGGTGGTGTGCTTCGCGGGGTCCAGCACATTGATCAGCACCAGCGGCCCGCAGCCGATCACCTGAAATGCCGCGCTGATCGCCTGGCAGATGGTATAGCTCTCAAAGTCGTCGCTGTAGCCAACGGCGGCCACAGCTTCGGCATAGCTGTTCACCAGCACAGGTACGTTCACAGCAGCCGCCGGGTCGGCAACCGTGTTCACGGGGGCAGTGCCGACCACCACCTGCAAGCCCGCATTGCCGGTCACAGGGGCGGTCAGGCTCGTTGCGTTCTCACTCACATAAACGCCATGTTTGTAAGCCATCTTTGTTTCCTCCTTACAGTTCGTTCAAAATCGTTTTGTACAAGGTCGCCTGCGGCGATCCCTTTGTGTTCAGCCCGGCGCGGGTCGCGGCAAACTCGCTCAGCGGCACGCACAAGCACTGCGCCGCCGGGTGCTTTGCCAAAAACGTCACCAGCTGTGCGGGCAGTTTGCCGTGGTACACGGTGTACTGCTTCGCAATCCCGCGCACGCTCGGCCCGCAGTACACAATCACTTCCGGCTTCTGCGCCGTCTGTTTCTCTTTCTTCTCGGCCATCTTCGGCCTCCTTTCAGATCAGTTCATCAAACGTGCTTTCGCTCGTCGGCACCGGCACGGTCACGTCAAAGCTCAACGCGCCAAAATAGTACGGCCATGTGTCGTCCATTTGCAGCGCATCTTCAAAGTAATGCTCGTGCCCTTTCAGCACCGTAAACGCGCCGCCAAAAAACGGCTTCACGCAAAAGTGCTGCTCAATCGCTTCCAGGATATTCTGCACGTCCCTAAAGCCGTCGCGCTCGTTGCCCTCGTCGTAGCAGCACACGGTCAGCGTGGCGCTCACCACCTTTGCATCCTGCGGGTTGTAGATTTTCCCGCCCTCCAGCAGCACCACAATGTAGGGGCTGGCCGCAGCGTCCGTGTCGGCGTCCTCGTCCAGTCCCGTATCAATGGGCAAATTCTGGCGGAACACTTTCAGCGCTTTCAAACCGCCCTGCCCGTTGAACTTCCGCCCGGCAAACAGGTTTCGCAGCTCGTCGCAAAGCGCATCCTGCATCATGGCGGTGGTAAATCCTGCAATCTTGTCACCCTGCATTTTTCATCACCCCTTCGCCGCTCTCGCCATCACTTTGGCGATCTGCTTTTCCAGTCTGTCGTTCAGCGTGTTTTCAGCGTATACATGCACATCCTCTTTCTCCCACACAGTATGGTGCTGTGCTGTGCCGGAAGGGGAGCCGTAGGTCTGCGTCGTCTCCACAACGCCGCTCTTGCTGCGCCAGCGCCGTGCGCCGCTCTTGGTCGTCGTCTCTCTGCTTGCCGCACCAATGTGCCGCTGGATCATGCCCACATGCCCGCTTTTGAACTCCGCCAAAAAGCCCTTGCTTCCTTGCCCTAAGGTCATGCCGTTTCTCTCAATCGGGCCTCCGCCCAGGTCATGCAGGCCGCCGCTTCTCAAAACGCGCGCCTTAAACACCGTCGGTCCCGTCTGCCAGCTCAAACCCGGGTGCGGCACCGTTACCCGGTGCTGGAAGTACGCAAGGTCAGCCCGCGCACCGTTGATGCCGCCGATCCACAGCACAGCCGCCGGGTCAGCATTTGTGGCTTTCACTTTCTGTTTCAGGCCCTTGGCGCGTTCCTTGCCCTTGGCCGTCAGCGCATAGCGTTTCAGTACGCGCCGCAGCATCTCCTTGCGCGTCTCTCTCGCCGTGGCGTTCACCGCCACCTTGATGACCGCCGGGGTTTTCCGGCGCAATTCTCCCAACCGCTGGCTTACTTCCTCGGCGTTCACGCCAATGGTCGTTGTGCCCGCGTCGTACCAGGTAAAATCGCTCATTGCCGTACCCTCACAAGCTCAATGCTGTACACGCCCGCTTCTTCATCCACGTTGCCTACCAGATACTTCTTCCCGTCCACGATCATCGGGCTGCTCACCTTCGGTCTGCCGCCCAGCTCCCTGCATTTCACAAACAGCTTGGCATCCGCCTTGTACAGCCCTTGGTCAAAGCTCTGCTTCGCGCCGCCCTCCCAGTGGGCACTACGGTCCATCAGGGTGTTTTCATCCAGCACGGCCAGCAGCGTTTTCCCGTTGATCGTGTGCTCGTCGGCAAACTCGTCCGTGTTAAAAAACACGTCGTCAATGTCCGCCGCCGCGCAGTCCTTGAACGTCAGCATCTTTTCTTCCGGCTCGGTGCCCGGCCCGTAATCCTGCTCTAAATCCATCCCAACCATCCCTTCACCCGGCCACAACTCCGCGTCCGCCACATCCCGTGCGGTGCCCCGTTTCCGCCGTTCTCATCGCTCCCTGCCTCCTCCGCCGCAGCGGGGGAGGTGGCCCCGCAGGGCCGGAGGGAGTTTTCCCGTTCTTCTTTCTACTCTTGTAGGGGCGGATTCCATATCCGCCCGCCCCTTGGCCCCCTCTGTGAGGGGGTTCCCGCCACAGCGGGTGGGGGAGAGAACCTCACGTCAACTCTCGTTTCACCTTACAGCACCGTCGCCGCCAGCCAGCTGTCGATCTTGTCGGGGATCAGCAGCGGGTGGGTCTGCAACTCGATAAAGCGGCGGTCCGGGCGGTGCTCCACATAGGTGCGCAGCATGCGGTCCGTCTCGGCTTCGTGCCATGCCCCGGCATCGTCCAGATAGGTGCACAGGCCGTAAGCACGCATAAAGCTCGCAGCACTCGGGATCATCAGCACCACATTGTCGGGGATCAGCGGCTTGGTCTCGCCCGTCTCGTCGTCCAGATAGACCTCATCGTAGCCGTAGATGTCCACGCCGGGCAGGTTCAGGTGGCCGTAGTAAGTAAGGCCGCCCTCCATCTCCTCGGGCTTGATCGCGCCGATCTCAATGCGGCGGTTGTCCAGCATGTTCTTGATGGTCGCATCCGCCAAAAAGGCGTCAGCGGCAGCCTTGCCCATGATCACCATGTTGGCGTTGGCAAAGCCGTTGCGGCTTACCTGCTGCTTCCAGTCCTTCAGGTTGCCCCAGATGTCGGCAGCGGAAGCACCCCACTTCTTCGTGCTCGCCAGCGTGATCTTGTTGGTCAGGCCAAAGTCGATCACCTCGTCAACACCCTTGCCCTTGACCTTCAGCTGGCCGGTGGTCAGCACCTGCGCGGCCATCCACTCCTCACGGCGGGTCGTCATGTCGTTCAGCTGGTTGTATTCCTCAATCAGCTTTTCGGCGGCACGGTCTGCCGGGGTCTTGCCGCTGTACATGTCCTCGCCGGGCAGTCGCGCCAGCAGCTTGTCTGCGGTGCTGACCGTGGCGGGGTTGATCAGGGGCGGGGCATAGCTTTTCGTCTCGTAGCCCTCGGCCTGCACGATCTCGCCGCCAACCATCGGGTGGATAAAGGCAGCCATCTTGCGGTTGCCCTTCACAATGTCAATATCGACCCGCTCGGTGGGGAAGGTCTTGACGTTGGTAAAAAAACGGTCCCGCAGGAAGGTGCGGACCGGCGGGGTGGTTTTCACAACCTCGGCAAGCGTGCGCGGGGTGTACAGATCAACCATGTTAGGCATAGTTCATTCCTCCTCTTTTCACTTCAGGAAAATGCCAATGTTGCGCAGGGCGATTTCCACATCTGCGGCCTTGGCGTGTTCGGGCAGTACCAGTGCATCGGCAAAAAATTCGCCGGTCAGGTACACAACGGTCTCTTTGCCGTTGGCGGCATCGTCAGCCACAATGCCGTACATGCCGGTAGTGGCAACGGTATAGGGGTCAGCGCTGCCGGTAACGGCGGGCTGCTTCAGCTTGCCGTCGGCAAGGCATACCACCATGCCGCGGGTCAGCGCGGCACCGGCCTCCTTAACGGCAGTCGTAATGCGAATGTCCGTACCTGCGATCAGGTAGTCGGGTTTCGTGCTAAAGGTCTGCACAGCAAGGTCCATAGCCATAGTTCTTCCTCCTTACTTCACGTTGTTAGCGCGGCGGATGCAGGCGATTGCGTTGTCCTCGCCGCTGTCCTTGGGTTTGCCCGCGGGTTCTTCCTGCTTCACGCCGTTCACGCCGCTCTTTGCCGCGTCGTCCTCGGCATCAGCCATGTGCTTTGCACCAGCGGCCTTCTGGGCCTTCATGCAGGCGATAGCGTAGGCGGCGGCATCCTGCGGCTTGTCGCCAAACTTGGCGTCGTAAGCGGTCTGCTCGTCGCCGGGTGCCGTCATGTCCTCAATGTCCTTGATGCGGGCACGCTCGGCGGTTGCGGCGCTCTGTGCTGCCGCGTTCTCGATCTGGTTGCACAGGTCGGGGTAGGCGGCACGCAGCGCATCCACGGTGGTAATGGCCGGTGCAGCAGGTGCGCCGGTGGTCTTGTTCTCTGCCATGTTGGGTTCCTCCTTGTTTTCCGGCGCATCCGCCGGGTCTTTTGTATTAGAAAAGCGCCGCTGCTTGCGCAGGGCGCTTTTCACATAGTCAGGGGCTTCGTTCATGCAAAGCCCGGTGTTCACGCTGTTCACAAACAGCGCACCGGCCCGGTTCTCGATCAGGGCCGGTTCGGCATCCTCGTCCACCTCGTCAATAAAGCCGTTCTCCTTGGCTTCGTTGGCGGTAAACCAGCTTGTATCTTCCATCCAGCCGGTCAGCACATCCATGTCCTGCCCGGTCTTTTTGGCATACAGCTGCAAAATGCTGTCCTTCACAGCCTTCAACTCGTTCAGGTACGCTTGCAGGTCGTTTTCGTCGCAGGCATCCCACAGGCACACGCTCGGCAGGTGGATCATGTACAGCGCATCGCTGTTCGCCACCGTCCTTTTGCAGTGCGCCGCAATGATCGTGGCTGCACTCGCGCACAGCCCGTCAATGCGGCATACCGTCTCGGTGCCCGCCTTGTTAAGGCTGTCGATCTGTGCGCCGATTGTCTGTGCGGCAAACACATCGCCGCCACCGCTGTTGATCCGCACGGTCAGCGTGTCAATGCTGCCAAGTCCCTTGATGTCATCAACAAACTGCTGCGGGGTGATCTCGTCTCCCCACCAGCTGCTATCGCTGATCGTGCCGTACAAAATCAGTTCTGCGTCATTCCCGGCAAGGTTCTTTACCTGCCAAAAGTGATTACCGGCCCGCCTGGTCAGTTTGTTTTGTTTCTTCGCTGCCAATCTTGTCCACCTCCGCTTTTTGCTCCGCTTCAATCTTCCGCTGCCGGATGTTGGCGGTGTAGCTTCCGCCCGTCATCTGCGCGGTTTCCTGCTCAGCCGTGCTTATGCCCAGCGCAATGCGCTTTTCAGCGGCGGTCACTTCCTGTATGGGGTTCAGGTTCGTTCTCGCCGGGCCGTTCCACTTGCAAGCGCTGTATGCGCCGGCAACCGCCGGGTCAGTAAAATAGCCCGGCGCTTTCACGCGCCCGCGGCTCACCGCTTCATCAAGCCACATTTCGTAGATCGGCTGGCAGAACTTGTCCGCAAACCAACTGCGTTGCATCTCGCAGGTGCGCCAGAACTCGTTCAGCGCACCGCGCGCCGCGCTGTAACTTGTGCTGAAATTCTTTTCCAGCACTTCAATAGGGATTTCCAGCGCCTCGCTGATCTCCTTTGTCACAGCCCGATAGAACGCTTCAAAGTTTGCGTTCGGCCTGCTCGGCTTCGTCTCGTTCATCTTCTCGCCGGGGGCAAGGTCCACCACCGCGCCCGGGGCAAGCTCAATGCTTGTCGGGTCGGCTGCGTCTATCAGCTGGTCCTCCGGGATCATCTCACCCAGCGGCGGTGCTTCTCCGGCAGCTTCTTTTTCGATAAAGATCGTGTACGCCGCCGTGATGACCGCTGCGTTCAGCTCGGCATCGCTGTACCGTCCCAACTGCTTCAGGCTTTCCAGCACCGGGGCCAGCACCGGCACGCCGCGCACCTGCCCGGCTCGTTCCCGCTGCATAATGTGCAAAACATTCCGCCGTCCCGTCTTGTCTCCGTGGGCCTGCACCCGCGTCCAAGTCGTTGCGCCGTCCTGCATCTCTGCCGCCAGCGGGTGCCTGCTGCATATCCAGTAGGCCACCACCTTGCCGCGCTCGTCTGTCTCCACGCCCTGCACGATCCTGTGCACGCTGTGCCCGTCAATGGTCGTCGGCGTCAGCACATCCATCAGGTTCGGGCTGCATACTCTGTCAGCTTCGATCAGCCGTACCCGCAAACTGTACGGCATCCCGGGTGCGTCCTCGGTTTGCAGCAGGGCAAAGGCGTCACCGTTCATCTGGGCGGATAAGTAGGCCAGCTGTTGCAGCTGGTAAAAGTTGTCCAGCCCGTCCGCGTCGCACATCTGGCTTTTTGCCCACAGGTTCCATTCGCGCACAATGTTTGCCTGCAATTCGGCGATCCTGTCCACATCCATGCGCAGGTATTCGCCGTCCAGCTGCGGGGTAGGGGTCAGGCCCGCCGCCACCGTGTTGGTGCGCAGCGTTTTCAACGCCGCCGTTGCTGTCGGTACGCCCATGTAGGCATCCCGGCTCCGCTGACGCAGGGTGTTTATGTTGTCCTCAATGTCCCTCTTTGCATCACCGCCGTAGTACGTCCACCCGCGCAGGGATTTCTTCTGCAAGTTCGCGCCGTAGTTGCTGTACCCGGTGTTCTGCACGCGGCGTACTGCCGTCAGCGCCGGTGCAGGGGTACGGCGCACCGCTCTCACTTTTGCTTTCATAGCCGCCCCTCCTTACAGATCCCGGTACACAAAGTGGTAGGTACGGTTTCGCCCGTGGTTCTGTTCCACAGCCTCCGCCTGCTCCACCTTGTTATTCCAGTAGTCTATTTGCTTGCGCACGCTGGCAAGGTCGGCACGGGTCAGCATACGGCTGCCGATCTGGTAGCTCTGCCCGGTTGCGATCTGCGCTTCCGCTTCAAGCCATATATCCAGGTGCCGCTGCGCTTCTTTCTTCGTGATTCCCGCCATAGCTTAAATACCTCCGCTTACCTGTCTGCGCCCCGTGCGCCGCACGGCACGCTGCCCCTCGGCTGTCACAGGGCTGCTTTCCAGCACCGGGTTTGTAATTTCCAGCGCCGCCGTGGCGTAGTTCCGCAGGTCCAACGGCTCGTTGCGCTTGTAGTCGCCCTTCAGCTCCCACGCGATCACAGCCCGCCCCTTGCGGTAGCGCACCACCATCTTTTCCGCTGTCAACCCGCGGAAGTAGTTGTAGTCATATCCCGCCGCCTCTCCCTGCGGGAAGTGGCAGTAGTTCGGCCCCGGCATCTTCACCTTCAACCGCTGGTACAAAATGCCCTTGCCGGTGTCAACGCCAATCGTGAACAGCGGCGCTTTCACGCGGTTGTTCTTCGTTGGGTTTTTCAGGTATGGCACATCCGTACCGCCGCGGCCTTTAATGGCAAATATGCGCCGGTGCCACCTGTCCTTGCAGAACCGCAGCACCTCATCGGGGAAGTGTCCGCCGCTGTCCATGCAGGTCGCTATGATCTTCATCGGCGTACCGTCCGCCTTGTACCACGTTCTGTTCAAAAACTCGTCAAGGTCTTTCCACACCGTATCCTTCAAAAGGTCCCCGTAAATCTTCTGGTAGCGTATGCCCCAGCTTTCCTTTCCGGCTCCCCAGCCCACGACCTCCACTTCAAAGCGGTCATCCTGCGTATCTACTCCGGCAGTCAGCACTACCACATCGCCCGGCACATCCGCCTTGTAGGCTTCGCGCCGTCCGTACAGGTCTGCTTCCTCCACGGTCTCGCCCTGCTCTGTCCACGTCTCGCCCAGCTCTGTATTGACCCATGTTTTCATCAGCTCCGGGTCTCCTGCGTTCAGCTGCTCCTTCGCCTTCAAAAACTTCTCAACCACTTCCTCCCAGCTGCAAAAGCTCGAGCAAAGCGTTGTCAAGTGGAACCCGCGTGCCGCTTCTCCGGGGCATTTCGCCACCCACTCGCCGCGGATCATCTGTTTTTTCCAGTGCGTCTCACTGTCTGCCACGCCGCACCGCTCACACACATACTGCGGGTCCTTCGGGTTCTCCGGGTCAAATTTCAGGTTCGCCCACACAAGCGGCTGGTAATGTCCGCAACTTGGGCAGGGGATTTGGAACTCCTCCTGCGTGCTGTGCTCAAACTCCACCTTGATCCGGCTCGTCTGTTCCAGCGTCGGCGTGCTCACAAACACCTGCTTTTTATCCCAAAAGGTCGTCTGCCGCTTCTCGGCAAGCGATAGCGGGTCGCCCTCGGTTCCGGCGCTGGCCGGGTATCGGTCTATCTCATCGGCCAGCAGCACCTTGATGGGGCGGCTCGCAAGGCTGGCCGGGCTATTAGCGCCAACTATGACCAAATACCCGCCGGGGTAGTTTTTCAGCAAGATCGTGTTGCCGCTCATCCGGCTGCGGTTATCCACCAGTCCGCGCAGGCAGGGCGTGTCGCGCAGCATCGGGCTTAGCTTCTCCTTGCTGAATCCCTGTCCCATGTCCAACGTCGGCTGCAAAACCATAATGGGGGAGGGGTTATAGTTCATGTAGTAGCCTATCGTGTTCAGCACCAGCGCATCCGTCTTGCCGATCTGCGCACAGCTTTTCACAACCACCTTGCGCACATGGGGGTCGCTGATTGCGTCCATCATGCCGCGCTGGTAGGGGGCCTTGTCCGTGCGCCACCGTCCCGGCAGGGCACTTGCTCCCTGGCTTAACCGCCGCTCTTTATCCGCCCACTGGCTCAACGTCATGGCCGGCGGCGGTTTCAGCTTTGCCACCACTCTCGCCAGCATCGCCCTTGTCTGCGGCGGCACGGCTATGGTTTTTCTTTTTGCCATATCGCTGCAACCTCTTTGCGGCGCACCGCCCAAATGGGCAGAACACCGTGCTCTCATTCACGACCTCACCAAAAGCGCAGGCGCGGCACCGTTTACTCTGGTTCTTCGTCAGTTCTTCCATCGTCTGCGCCCTCCTGCTGTACGGCAAACGCTGTGTCGTAGTCGCTCAACTCGTCCAGCGCTTCATCCGTTTCTTTTTTCAGTAAGTCGTATATCTCGGCGTTGTCGCTCATGCCCGCCAGCGTCTTTGCCAGCTTGGCAGGCATACTCATGACCTTCGTCCTAAAGTTCATCAGCATCGTGGTCAGCGCCTGTTCAATGTCCTCGGTTCTGTGCAAGTCTCCCTTGCGCTCGTCCAGTTCCAGCTTTGCAAGCTCCTTTTTCGTTTTCGTCAGCTCTGCCCGCTGCTGGTTCAAATCGCCCGTGTTGTTCCGCAAATAGGCAAGGTAGGCTTGCACCGTAGGCTTCATGTCATACAGCCCCGGCTTCGTTTCCCGTATGATCCCAGCATCACGCATCTGTCGTATCCGTCTCTCCGTCAGCCCCAACCACTGGGCCACTGCCTTGCTCGTATACAGCGTCACACCGCATCACCTCGTCTCTGCCTCCACCGCCGCAGCGGGGGAGGTGGCCCCGCAGGGCCGGAGGGAGTTTCCCCGGGCCTTCCGTCAGCCGTCCTCTAAATTTTCGGCATCCCCGTCCGCCACCGTCTCCGCATCGTCAACCTCAACCTCGCCCGTGGCCTTCATCCTCGCCAGTTCCAGCCGTTCCCGTTCAAGCTCGTACCGCCTGTCGTTTTCCTCGGCCTGCCGCAGCGCACCGGCAATCGTTGCCGCCCGGCCCTGCACCTTGTACAATGCCTCCTGCAATTTCTGGATTCTTGCAAACGGCGTGTCCTTCATCTCCATGTCCATCATCGTGCCGTTCAGGTACAGGGTTTCTTCGTCCTCCACCTGCTCATACTCGTGGATTTTCTCAATGATTTTCTTTTCCCGCCACCGCAAAACTTTCAACTCATGCAGCAGGTTTTCCACGGCCCCCGTCGGTGTCTTGTTTAAAAAATCCTTGTCCGCTTCCGGCAGGGCATCAAAAAAGACGGCGCTGTACGCTCCGTCCTTCTCGGCGTTCTTGTTTCCCGTCGGCGCGCCGCCGCCCTTATTGCCCTTTGCGTTTTTCTTTTTCTTGCTGTTCGTGTTTCCCGGCTGCCCGCCGCGCTTTCTCGGCACGTCCTTTTCCCAGCCGTCCTTTACTTTCCACCGGCGCAAGCTCTCATAGTTCGCGCCCATCTCCCCGGCAAATTCTTTCAGGTTGATATTTTCCCCAACAGCCCGCCGCCGGATGTATTCAGCCTTCGCCTTATCCCTCGCATCCGATCTCCGTGCCAT